TCATTATCAAGATAAAAATCAGCAACATTATCAGCAAGATATTTGAAGGTATATTCTCCATCATATGGGAAATCTTATTCCCACTCCATGGTATGTTCAATCCCAGCAAAATCACTACCAGGAGCGTTTGATGGAGGAACGGGAGAAACCGCATTGCGGTTCATGAAACTTTTCTCTACATTATCTTGCAAGGATCTATATGCCCTGCTGTCTTCAAACTTGTAGGTTAAAGTAAAAGTAGATCTCCCTTTGCTTTTATCTTTATTTGATGCAGTGAATATACCTTGTGTACATTCAATCTGCAAATCATCATTGTCATTTGCTGTATTTCTAAAGTCGGCAAAGATAACTTTCCCCTTCTTTCCATTATTTTTTTCTTTTGGATTTTTCCCAAGGAAACCAGCTAAACCTTGCTCTACTCCCTTACCTTTCTTTCCAGTATCTTTAAAATCACCACTTGAAGAAACATTGTAGTTTACATTTTTCTTTATTCTCTTGGTTACTTCATGGACTTTTTTGTCTTTATAGTCATCTGCTTTAATGACAAATTTTTCAGTTCCATCCTCTGATGCGAAGATAAATCTCAAGTTTCTTTTGTTGGCACCTGCACTATAGATGTTAAATACGACATCAATATAATCAGAATCCTCTCTTGGTTTATTATTTTCATCACTGTTATTCCATCCAGGGTGTCTAACCTTGTGAACGATTCTTGATTTTTTATTTCTTGCAGTTACCTGAATAGGTCTTTCTTGTCTTGTTGTCCACCAGTTACGGATTATGTTCTGATCAATATTAATCTTCTGACCTCTTCTCAAAGAGAGGAGAAAGTCCTGATACCTTTGAATCTCTATCCTTGCTGGATCGTTATCAAGATTTGCATAGATGGTAGGATCCCATATTCCAATATCTTTTCCATCTTTATCATATCTTCTACCGAAAGATCCTGTTGTGGGTGCTCCACTTAGGTCATACTCTTCAAAGTCTTCTTCCTTATCAAAAGTCTCTACTGTAGTGAGAAACTTACATTCAGGATAACCAGGATCTCCGATCATAATAGAGCGAACTACAGCCCCAGATCCAATTCCATACTCATCAAACACATCTGTGATAGGAGCATATTGATATCCCCAACCACCATCGATCAAATCTACTGCAAGCAGAGATCCATCATTACCAAAAATAGGATTTCCCTTAGCACCAATTCCTCCACCACCAGAGAACCTTACTCTGGGAGAAATTTCTTTTAGAACTTCTGGTTTTATATTATTAAATCCACCATCAACACCACCAGTACCACCACCAGTTCCAGTGCCATCCTCATAAATGTCAAGACCAGTTATACCATCACAACCAGCACTTCCTGACGCTGAGTTTGTAGGTAAGAGGTCTTTTCCTTGAAGTGCATTGACCTCATTGATGTTCATGAACTGAATTTTATCTCTTCTTCTAAAGATAAAAGTAGTTCCTGGATTTAATTTTGCGTACTTATTAGCTTCGTATACAGTAAGATTGCCGACAAAACCTCTCTCAGGGTCAATGTAACCAACCCTGATATCGGATTTAGATGCAGGTCCGAAGAGATTAAACGACATTATCGATTATACTTTGCCTTCATGTGTATATTTATCGCAGAATCGAACCCCTTTCTATCTCAGATTGTCTCCATGCATTATAATCTGTTTTTCTATTTTTAATATCATTTAGAGTTTTCCTTCTGAGTGCTATCCTTGCATCATATTTTTCTTTAGTTATTCTTCCATTCTTATAATCATTTTCAACTCTATCAATTCTTTTCTGCTGTCTTTCAATATCGACATCAATAGCCCCCTGACTTTGTTGCCAAGAAGTTCTACTGAGACGTTGCTCTTGTCTCTGAGCTGGTGTTGGAGGTAATGGTCTGGGAGCAGGTGTTGGTGTTGCAGTTGATCCACCAGAACTAATTGTTCCGATGTTATTTCCTTGTGCCGATGGCGGTGGTGCTGGTGGTGCTGCTGGAGTATCAAGGTCAATATCAGGTTGAGATGTAGGTGGTGATGCAAATGGTGTCTCTGTGGGTGCTTCTCTTGGAGTATCATTCTCTCTATTGGTTGCATTCTCAATAGACTTAGCACTTGGTAGAGCAGAATCTTCTTGTGCAGATCCACCATCTGACAGGCAATACTTATCAGATACTGCTAAATTTGGAGACAACTCACAACCAAATACGTTCAGAGATATGTTAGTGAAATTAAGAGCAGAAGACATACTACCGCTGATACCACCAAGGAGGTTTGTAATATCAGAGAGAGAACCACTTACTCCTGCTAATTCATTCTGCACATCTTCTAAAAATGAATTAACATTATTCAATAAGTTGTTATTTGCATCATCAATTGCTTTTTTATTTGCATATAGTAATTCACCAATTACATCCTCGGCATAACAAGTTCCAACTTGAGGTTGTCTCTTTACTTGATCATTCTGTGGATTATCTACGTTCTCTCTTGCTTTTCTTTCTGCATTACCCAGGTCTAAGGCATCATCAAGAATGCCTTGAATCATTCCACAGAGACTCTCAGTTAGTTTGCCATACAAGCAAAGAATTAGTTCTGTGATTCTTTGTTTCATATCACCAAACATTGACCTCATATGAGTGGGCAATGCTGCAACTGCTTTTGTCAGTGCTTTGTTAAGAATCTTGAGTACATACTCCATCACCTTATCCATGATAACTTTCATGTACTTAGCAATCTGACAAGCAGCATCACTAATCAACTTTTGTACATTTTCAATCGTGCTCGATACAGCATCAACATAACTTGAGATGGCACTGAGATATGAATTAAGTCTTTCTGTCAGTGTTTTGATAGTTGTTTGAATTGCAGACACTGCCGACTGAACAAACTGGTCAGGGTCTGGTTTCATCACGACGATACATTCTTTTATCTTTGCCTCTCTCTTTGTATCTGCTGCAGAGAGTTGATGTACTGCGTCGGGATTTTCTTTTGTTGGATTACCAGTGCTTGGTGCAGATGGAGATTCTTGCTGCCTCCTCAATTTTGCCACCTGATCTGCAACTGCCTTCATGGCAGCATCTTCTACTTCTTGAGGAGATAGTCCTGCATTTCTTGCTGCTTCTCTGGCATCATTTGCAGCCTGCAGTCCACCAGGGATTGCGCTGAGAGGTTGGTCTGGTCTCAGTCCAAACTTATTAAGTTGAACTCCTGGTGGTGGAGGAGCAAGTGCAGCAGCTAACTTTGGATCAGTTGGCTTCTTTGTAACCAATCCATCATCAGGAGCAATTGGTTTTGCATTTCCAGTTGCTGGTCTCTTACCTTCAGCATATCCACTGGTAGGACTGAAATTAGATTCAGTCGTACCAATTTTCTTGGTCATTGGAGTTTGGGCGTTATGCCCCATGATTCCCATGATGACAGGAACCTGTTGGTTCTGCCCATCCATGAAGAATCCAAAGACAAAGTTACCCTGACGGATCATGGGGGTCTGACTTGCCCCTGTTTGTCCACCACCAGCAGTGATGGGATACATGACATTTGCCCAAGGCAACTGATCTGAAGGGATAGACTCTTCTTCTTTATCATGGATACCCATGATACGAACTTTGTATCGTCTACCCCATCCAGGGATACTATTTGCATCCTCATGTTTTCCAGGCAGGATGTTATCTCTCCATTCAGAGTCATCGGCAACTTGACCGATCCACCAAATGAATTGTGTACCTAAAAAACCAGAGTCAAATAGTGCCGCTGTTTCAGACATTAATCTTCGTAAATCCTACATTCATCTGCGTCGGGGTTTTCGTCGCAATACATTTCAAATGCGGTGGGATCATGNNTGCTCTTTATGATAACGCTCAAGATGCTCTAACTCATCGGCAGTGTGCCGACGCATCTGAGGTGAAATAGTTGGATCTTGCAGGATTTCTTTATCCTTTTCAATATGAGTTTCGATGTCTTTTTCCATGGTTTGTTTTTAGAAAGTAGTTGTATTAACAGTTTTTACTTGCGATACTGTTCTTTGATAAGGGTTCTGAACTCCTGGTGTTTGTGTTGGAGTTGCTGGTTTACCAGACTCGTTCGTACCCTCTCTTGCCTTTCCAGTTCTACCGAAGGAATCTCTTACCAGATTTAGTTTGGTATAAGTTCCTTTGGCGTTAACCAAATGGCACAATGCCGATATAATATATAGACCACCAATTTGACGGTCAACATCGTCATTTTTTGTATCCTTCTGTGCCGATGGTGCATCAAAAAAGATTGCATCGCCTGCATGTAAAGAGAAGTCTCCAGGTATGGTGATCTCAATCTCAGAAGCATACAGTTGATTGTAGCGCATAATTGCCTGATTGGTAATCAATTCAGGTCTAAAGTTTGGATCCTTTGACTTTTCAATCTGCTGCTGACTTGATCCTGATGGCAGTGTTCCAGTGTCCTTAACAATATAAGTTGTTCTTGA